ACAGTAAGTTTGGTAAAGAGTTACAAAAACATATTGAACTAGAGCATGCATACAACTTGGTAAACTCAGATGTATTTGCAAAGTTTATTGTAAGTGGTGCCACATTAGCGGGCTCTGATAAGATTGCAAAAATTCAAATTAATCCTGACAAAGGTACACTTGTAGATATCTATCATGAGGCATGGCATGCATTTAGCCAGTTGTATCTCACACGCCAAGAAAAATATGACTTATACAGTGAAGTTCAAGAATTCACAGATAAGAACGGAAACAATCCTTATGCTTCTATGAGTTATAAGGAGATTGATGAAATGCTTGCTGAAGACTTCAGAACATATATGAAGAGCAATTATATTAAAACTGGGTCACCAGTAAAAAATAAATTGTTTAGAAAAATCTTAAACTTCTTGAGAAGTTTGTTCGGTTTAAAACCAATCAATCCTACAGAAGTTGTAACAGATGTTATGAATGTTCCTGCAGTAAGAGAGATGTTTGAGAAATTAAACTACTCTTCAAATAAAAAGACATTTGTAAGATCATACCAGGCTAACATTGCCAATGTAGACTTCTTTGAATTAGACAGGGGTGCTGCAAAAGTTGATAATCCAAGTGAGTCAGCATTAAGTAAGCAAGATTCTAACTTAATATCTAATTCAATGGATATGATTATTTCAGACATCATTGATGATTACTTTAATGAAAGACTTGCAGAAGCTAGAGAAACTGGTAATTATACAAGTCTTAAATCTGGAACTGTGGGTTTATTGTTAGATCCGGAAGAAAGAGGTGTTACATATGAGGTGGTCAAAGAAAGATTAGAAGAAAAGCTTGATGAGTTTAAAAGAAAACTTCATAGAGATGAATCTATCAATGTGTTTAGTAAAATCAATACATTAGAGGAACTTCAAAATGAAGCTGTTGCCGTACTAAAGACTACTGATAATAGTGATAAGTATGTATTCTTACAATCTCAAATGGATGGATTTGACAAAGTTACTCCTGAGATTAAAAAAGGAACAAGAGTAAGAGGTGAGTCATGGCATGGTATTAAGATTGTAGGAGATTTCTACTCTCATAAAACTATTGAAGAGAAAGGTAAACCGGTTAATATTCTTGTTGTATCTAATTTAGAAGATGCTCAAGTACAACTTGATAACTATATTAAAGGCGGTGCAAAAAATTACATTCCTGAGATTGAATTAAAAGATGTACCTGAATTTGATTTAAGTGCAGAACAAGAACTTATCTTAGATAATATCAGAATCTTACAAGCGGCAATTGATAACTATGGAGACCCACAATGGGATTCTAAAGGTTCAAAACCTTCTGGTATGATTGCCTATCATTTAGAGCACTCAAGCTTTGATATTGGATCAGCTAAATATTATTTGGATAAAGACATGCTTGATGCTGAAGGTGAAGAGATAGATGAGGATGAAGAAAATCAAACTCATGACAGTGAGACCCCATTTGGTGGAGAGGCTGCTAATAAAAAATCAATTCTTCAACTTGCTTCTAAAGAAGTAATCTATCTATTAAAGAGTCTTCATAAAGTTAACCGTGAAGGAAATATCTCATACAATAGATTGGGCTTTAAAGAACCCGCCGATTTTAAAAAGATTTGGGGTATCATAGTTAAGAATATTGGCGGCATAAGAGACAGACAAAAGGTTTATGAAATCTTAGAAAAAGAAAGTAAAAACTTCCCTGAGCTTAAGCAGCTAATTGAAACTAAGTTACCTAATCCAAAAGGTATCACAAACTTATTTGAGCAGAAGCTAAGTAATTCATTCTGGCAAACGTTTGCAAAACCAAGTATTAAGTACTGGCAGTTTACTGTATTCCCACAATATGGTCAAACTATGAACCTGTTTGGAGATGTAGATACAAAAATCACTGGTTTTGAAAGTGAAGTTACTGAGTCTTCATTAGCAGTTGATTCTACTATTAGAAGATTTGAAGCACTGTTTAAAAGTAGTACGCCTAATAAATATATCAGTAAGAATGATAAAAATCAAGCTATTCTAAATCTAGAAAATGTTGTTTTTGATTTCCAAGATAAAAAATATCTAGATCAGTTAGATATTAAAAAGTCAATGCAGTTTGCAGCAGCTTTAGGTATTAAGCTTGATACTCTTGACCCAATTAAAGATAATTTACAGAATAAGTCAGAGTACTATGGCTTACCATACATCTATGATATTGTAAAGGACTTTTATCAAATTCAACAAAACCCTGAAGCAACATCAAAACAAAAAGACTTCTTAGCTAAATTTATAGCTAATCCTATTGGAGTTTTAAGAACTGAAATCCCAAAAGGAATATTAGAAAGCTTTGAAAAAGATGTTGCTGAAAAAAATATCTTAAAAAGAATAGCAGAGCTACAATTACAATATGGATATGAGAACGCAAATCCTGCTGTATTATTGCCTGATGGGAATAAAGTATATGAAAATATAAATCATAGTCAAGTTACTGTTACTGTAGATGCTTTAAATACTGTTGAGAATCTTTCTGATTTATGGACAGATCCTAAGTATGGATACATGTCACACTTTAAACCAGGTAAATCATTCTTTACTTTAAGATCTAAAGTTATTGGTGCCTTATTTGATACAACAAATGAATCACTTGATAAAAAAGGTGATAAAGTTTTACAACTAATTCAAACTAGTGGTACTCAAATTGCAGGATTAGACGGTATTACTACCGCTGATTTAGATAAGACAGGAAAACTATTTCAAGAAGTACACACATTTGGCTTAAATGGTATTGCTGAGTTTATGCGCCATGCTGAAAAGAAATCAGCATTTGGTATAAGACAGATAGGTAGTAAAATGAAAGTTGTTGTTAATGGTATTACAAATGGTGTTGACCAAAATTTATACATTGACCTCAACAAGTTTAATTCTAAAAATGCAGATGAACTTACACCAGGTGAAATTGTAGCTGTTGGTGGTTATTTCTTAGACTATATTGCTGTAGAATTTGATAGAATCAGATACTTTAAACAAAATCCTACTGAGCTTAAAAATATTATAGGATACAACAGAGAAGTAGGTAAAAAGAAAGACGGTAGCCCTCTACTTGCTGGAGAAGTATTTACAGCATTTGATAATATACTTACAACACCAACTAAAAATAAACTATATAAGTTAGTATCAAATTCAACAATTGATTTGCCAACATACATTAGAAGTAATCAAGATCTATACTTGGATATCCAAAAAGATATTGTTAACTACTTTAAAGAAAAGGCGGAGAGCTTATATAGAAATGAGTTTACCAAATTAAGTTATGTAGACAATCAGTTATATGAAAAAGCTGGTATTGACCCTAAAGGTTTAAATTCTAAAAATCAACAAGCTTCTGACTTAATTTTATTAAAAGGATACTTGTACAATTCTTGGATTCACAAATTTGAAATGTTCTCTCTTATAAATGGGGATGCTGCTCAATTTGACCATGATAAAGAGGCTGCTTCAAAACGTGTACCTGGTTCTACATCAGATGGTGATCCTTTCTTAAATGATGAGTACATGCAGGACTTTGTCAATAATGTACTTAACAAAAAGACATATGCTTCTAAGTTAGCAAAAGAACTAGAGGATGATACAGTTAATCAGTTTGTAATGGACGGTTCACTCAATACCGGAGTAATTGCAGATGCTGAAAGACTTTCTGTTTACTTAGATGATATGCTTGACGCATGGGAAGAAAAATACTATGCTGACCTTTCTCCAATTATTTCTGACCCTAAGAAATTAAAACAAGAGGTTGATAAGAAATTAGCTAAAGATGCTAAAGCTTATAAGAAAATGGTTGAGTCTGATGGAGCTGCATTTATGACATTTGATGCATACAGAACCTTAAGATTCATGAATGACAAATGGTCAACTGCACAAGAAGCATTGTATCAGCAAATCATAAATGGTGAAGAAGTAGACCCTAAAAAAGTAAAAGAGTTCTTCCCTGTTTATAAATTACATTACTATGGTTCAATTGCAAATGCACCAATTGCTACTACAGGGATGCACAAGTTTGCGGTAACGCCAATTATTCCTACGTTAGCTAAACCAGGTACAAAACTTTATGATCTTCACTTAAAGATGTTAAAGTCTAACATGCAATACTACGCATTTGGATCAGGATCAAAAGTATCTACTCTTACTATGGATGGTACATTTGATAATATTTTTGAACCGGGTAGTGATGAAAAAGCAGTTTCAGCTGATGCTCCAGTAAAACTTAATAAAATTTACTTAGAGTATCTTAAAGATGTAACTGCTATCAACACTAAGTTTAAAGGAGAGATTAGCTATCCAACACAGAAACGTGTACTATTATTAGATGGTTTATTTAATGTAGGTGAAGTTGCTGACAAACATAAAGAAGTAGCTGCTGGTTATAAATCTGCAGTTGATGACTATACAGAAATTTTAACATTAGAGCTTCTTAATAAAATTGGTTATGAATATGACCCTAAGACAGAAACATATACTGGTCAAATTGATAAGTTCATTGAGCTAATTAGAGAAGAACTTGGAGCAAGAGAAGTTCCAGAACATTTAATTACACTATTAGATACAAGAGTAACTGGTAACTTGTCAATGGATTTCTCAATCCATCCAGAGGCAGATACACTTGAAAAAATTATTGTTAATAGAATTCAGAAAAGTGTAATTAAACAAAAGACTAAAGGTGAAGCATTAATTCAAGCACCATCTACATTCTATAATGGTATTTGGGACAGTGAATATGAAAGAGATGAAGCTATTAAAAAGAATGATGAGTTAATTAAAAAGTATCTTGGTTCTAATAACTTACCTTTCTATAGAACTATATTTAATGAAGATGGTTCAAGAGGTAACACAATGGCTATGAAAGTAGCTATTACTCTACATGGAGACTTTTTAAATCTATTAAACATTATTCACCCTGATGGTGAAAAAATAGGAAATGTTGACAGGCTTAATGATCTAATTAAAAATGATGAATGGCTTGAAAAAAACAGAGAACTTATTACAATTGCTGGTCCACGTATCCCTACAGATGCAGATAACACTATTGAGTTTGCAGAAGTATGGCATTTTATAGATCCTAGTTATGGTAACATAGTTATTGTTCCTACAGAAATTGTAGCTAAAGCTGGATCTGACTTTGACGTTGATAAAATTTCTTTCATGCTACCTAACTTAAATAGTGATGGCACAATGGTTGGCAAAGTTGCTGAATCAACGGAAGAACTAAAAGCAATGGTTAAAAAAGCTAACGGAGCAAGTTTTAAACAAAGAAAGAATAAAGAGTTTAGAAGTGCAGGCTCACTTATTGCACAGTATAAAAAATATGCTCAAAATGAATTGATCCGCCAAACAGCTAAGATTCTTTCTTTACCTGAGAAATATGCTACATTAACAAAACCTAATAACACATACTTAGTTGAGGATGAAGTTTCTTTTTACCAAGAAAACTCTTCAATCTATAATCCAAAAGCAAATGCTCATAATGAAGCTGAAAGATTAAATGCGGCAGGAGATAAGACAGTAATGAGCCCATCAAGAATATTTGATGAAGAATATAACTTAAGTGTTCATGAGAAAAACTTATCAGGTAACTTACCGCTTGGGATAATGGCTAAAAAGAATAAAGTACACTCTTTATTTAAAAGTGTTGGTGCTGTAATGCCAGCTTCTTATAAGGCTACTATTTGGAATGATGAAGATAAAAAGTATGATGAGCTTGATATTGATTATGATGTTGTAATGCCAATTGCTCACCAGACCACAACAAATTCAAAAGGTCAAACAGTAGTTTCATTGTCACATCAAAACAATATTGAAGGAGAAAAAATTGGAGATATCTTCTCACATGGTCTACAAGGATTACTTGACCGTGCAAAGAATCCATTCCCATTCATCTTAAAGATTATTAAAGAGGCTCTTCCAACTATCAATCACTTAATTGAATCTGGAGCAAAAGTATCTGAGGTATTTGCATTTGTAAATAACCCATGGATTGCTAGATATATTGATAACCAGGTATACCTTGGTGGATCAACTGCTAAACTAATGGATAATCCTGTTGCAAGTCATCAAGTAAAAGCAGCTGCTGCTAGACTTACTATTAATGAAATGGTTAAGCAAGGTCTTTCTGAAAAGACAGTTAAAGAATTAGCAAAATATGCAAACAGCCACAGATTAGCAGACATTATTGGAGTTCTTAAAAAAGAAGACTTAAATAAAAAATACACTTTTGTTCTATCAAGAAATGGTGAGTTGACTCAACCAATGAGTGCTACAGGTAAGAGAATCTTTAAATCAAAAGATTTCCCATTAGGTGACATTGTAGAACTTAAAGCCGGAGAAGAAGGTGTTTCATATGCAGACCAGAAAAAGTATTTTACTAAATCATTTGGTATTGCAAACAATGATAACTTCTATTATGCAGGACAGGCTGCATGGAAAATGGCTTTTGGAAGTGAGAATAAAGTATTAACGGAATCAGAACTTAAAACCTATGTAAAAGAAGGTATGAGACCTACAATACAAAATCTTGCAATCTTAATGCGTATGATTCAGTTAGAAAAACAATTCAGTGGTATGGATGCACTTGAGATGGCATTCACTCCAGATACTGGAATGCTTGATACTGTATTACATGTTAAGAAGAGAGATGAAGCTTTGTCTTTATTATCTGAAGTATCTAAAGTAGATAGTGATTTCTTAGATAGGTTAAGACATAAATCTATCTTGTCATCATTCTATAAGAGTGACATGATACTTAATCTTACAAACCCACTATTTGCATTAAGATTAAATGATACTATATCAAACTATATTGATAAAGTTATCACTAAGAATAAAGATTCAATTGCTCAAAAATATGGAGTTGGAATTAAGGGTCAAGAGAGATTTACAAATACATTTAACAATGCTGTAGTAAATTATATTTTCCAAAATACCATGTCTAACTATACAGATGAGAATGGACGCCCTGTAACATTACCGGAAGAAGTACATACATATCCTGTAAATGAAGTTAGTCAAGGACCTGCTATTACATTAACCGATAAAGGTTATCAAGTTAATTTGGCTAAGTTACAAAATGACTATGCTTCAAAAATTTTCTTAAGTAATAACAACAGTCCAGATAGTTATGCAAATACAGATCAGGATACTTTTGATATAAAAGATAATCCATTCCCAACATTTGAAAGCTATGTGAAGTTTGCAATGGAGAAAGCATATTTTAAATCTGCTTATCCTGAAGCAACTGATAGCTATCTTACCCAACGTGCTCTTATTAGTAGCTTTAACCACGCATTCATTATGGGTACTACTAAGTACTCATATACTGACATGGTAATGAATATTATTTCTGAGTTTGAAGATCAAAACATTAAGTATAATTATCCTGTCTTAGCTCAATTAGCACCTGCTAAATTTGAGAAAGATGTTAATGTTCTTGAATTAAACGATAAGGGTACAGCTAAAGGTGATACCGCTACAGAATATTATAAAAACTTAAAACAATTAGCTGACCCAACAGTTAGAAAAGTAAAAGACAAAGCTGACAATAAAAGAATCAGTGATGTATTTAAGAACTTCTCAATGCTAATGTTCTATCAGCATGGTGTAGGTTATAGCAAACTTGGCTTTACAAAAATTCTTGACCCAGAAGCATTTATTGCCGTAATGGAAAATGCATCAGGAGCATTCTTAGCTAATGATGTTAATGTGGAAACACTAGATAGAATTTATAATACAATGAATGCTACCAAGTCAAGCTACAAAAACTATACTGTGGATCCATTTGCAAGTGTTGCGCAAACTTCAGTACAAAGTTTCCTTGAAGGATTATCTGATGATGAGCTTGCTGGTATGGAAGACTTCATGTCTCCAGGTACAGTATTGAGAGAATCTCCATCAAAAGTACTTGAAGGTGACATATTCTCTTTACCTGGTATTCCTGTAATCACAACTAATTTAGGTGGTGTACATGGCGCAGGTTTAGCACAAGCAGCTAAAGCAAAAGGTCTTATTAAACAAGGTGACGGTGTGTTCAAAGCTACAGATAACGTAGTCCAACTTCCTGTTAAGAAAGTATGGAGTGATTCAATGGGTATGAATAACAATATGGATCTTCTTAAAGAAAGCCTAAGAAGCTTGATTATGACAGCAAGAGGTAATGCAGATAGAACTTATTTGTTACCATTAGCTGGATTAGGTCATGGTGAAGGGTCAGTAGAAGAAATAATGCCGTTGTTAATTAAAACTGTACAGGCTTCAGATAATATTAAATTAGTTATCCCGGCTGAGGGTATAAACCTTGGAAGACAAGGAACTGTAAGAAAAGATGCTACAAGAGAGAATCTTCCTCAAATTAAAGCTATGTTAGCTGATGCGGGGTTAACTGAAGCAGCTGCAACAGATCTTGAAACAAGTGATTTGTTTAATTCATTAGAAGACTTTAATAAAGAAGAAAGAGATACAATTTTGACAAACTTCTCAAATAAATACAGCATGTCACCTGAGCAAGCGCTTGCTTACATTAATGATGCATTAGCTACAAAAGATAGAGAACTGGTAATCACCAAACTAAAAGAATGTTACTAAAATGAGTTGTATAAATCCAAATAACCCAGCATTTCAAACTATTCTAAGAAGAGTAGGCAATCCTTTATTGGCTGAAGTTGAATTTACAAAACTTACTAATGAAGATTTTGTAATCCAAAACGGAGGCACTTTTGTAAATGTTCCAGAAGAGGAAAGACAAAAGATCTATGAGAATTATATTAATCTCATGGATAGAAAAAGAGAGGGTAAAGGAATCACTTATGAAAAGTTTAATGATATGTTTGATAGCCTTCAGGTTTTTAAACATAAACAGACTTATATCTTTGGTGAATGGGATGTATTAAACAACATTTTTAAAGCAAGACTTATTAGTGCTCCTAGTATTAGAGAGATGTTTAATTCTATGGATGTACTAATGGCTAACGCAGACATGATGGCTTCAGTTCCAGATGACATTGGTGCTATGCTTGAAAAGAAAGGACTTTATAAATTAAATGTTGGTAAACAGTACAACTTTAGAGGTGAAGACATGATTAAAAATCTATACTTCAGTTCTAAAGAAACTGCTGAAAAAGCATTTAACAAGCCGGTTGAAAGGATTACAACTCAAGACATAATAAAGTATGATACATTCTTTAACTATTGGAGTCTGATAGGTAAATTACAACAAGCATATGAAAATAAAGAGTTTGATAACTTATATGGTCTTTTAGAAGAATTAGGTATTTACGACTATAATGCCTACAAACTACAGAAAAGATTAAAGATAGATGCTGCCGAACAAGAAAGACAAAATATTATCATTGAAAAATCTCCTAAGTTAAAAGCAAGACTTGAACGTAAAAGAGAAGAAGAAAGAAAACAAATAGAAGCCACAGGAGAAAAATATGTAGAGCCCGAAAAAAAATATGTAAAGGATACCGTTGAGCAGATAATAAAAAATAGTGCAAATAACAAGGTTGTAATAAATAGAACGGATATATTAAACAATCCAGAAATCTATAACCAATTAGATACTGAATTAAATAAAGAGCTTGCAATGTATCTTTCTAAGTTTGGTATTAAGACTGAAGTTGTCCAAGATATGCAAGATAAATTAGGTATTGATAGTTTAGCCTATGTAGATATTCTAAATAAAATTGTCTATGTAAATAAAAATAATCAACAGGACTATCCTCAGCAGGCAGGAAAGATTATTGCATATATGATGCAACACAACCCGCTTGTTGCAGAGATTACTTCTGCAATGAAAAAGTCTTCTATATTTAATAGATTAAGTAATGATGAGTTATTTGAAGCTATGGGAGATTTAATTTCAAGAGAACTCCATAGCAAAACTGATACAGAAATGCCTAAGTCTCTTATTGAAGCTATTAGAAATTTAATTAGACAATTCTTTAACTTCTTAGATTCTATTAAGCTTAAAAGAATAAATAAAAATATAGCCTTTATTGCTGACAATGTTCTTTTACAAAACCAAGCATTGATAACAAGTTCAGTGTTTAAACCAGGAACTATAAAACCTGTTTCAAAAATTGGTTTAGAAGAAGCATTAAAGTCTGATCCGTTTGGAAATTCTATTGTAGAAAAAATGTCTGAGTATTTTATTTTAACAGGTAGTATTACACTTTCTGAACAAGGAAGTGTTTATAGACCTAATGAAAATCAAATGCATGACATTGACTGGGTAAGTCCTCTCTCAACAGAGGAAAGTAAAAGAATATTTAATGAACTCTATCCTGATAACATCTTTATTAGAAACATTACTAATGATGACTATCAAACTAACACATGGTTAATTGCTCCAGAAGGTTATACAATTAAAAATCTTAATTTATTTGGAAGTACAAATAAAATAACGGGTTATGATATTGTAGATGCAAAAGGTAATATAGTAAGTAGTTATATTCCTAAAAAGGATTCACATACAAACCCTGAAGTTGAAGCTAAGTTAATTGATATATTCACATATCCAAAAATTACTGAAGATAATGTACGTAGTTCTGAAAGAACTCTTGATTCAGGAACTAAGCTTAGAATAGCTACTTGGCAGAACACATTTAATGCAAAACTACAATTTGGAAGATTAAAAGATATCTGGGATTACAACAGATTTATTCCAAATGAGAACATTTTTAACCCTGAAAGTAAATTAAATGATGCTGTTATAGATGTTAATAGCGCAGAAATTAGTAACTTTTATAATGAGCTAAGCCAACAGGAAAAAGATATATTAGGTAATTTAGATGATCTGATTGCAGCATATGAAGATGCTCCATTCAATCAAGATGTAGAAGACTACATTGACACTTTAAAATGTAAGTTGTAATGAGCTGTGTAAATAAGTCAGACAGAGGTTATAAAGTTTTAGCAAATATCTATGGAGATAATTTAGCTGAAGCTTTTGTTCGTGCTTATCCTATAAATAAAAAAAGCAATGAGGATAATTACTATATTCCTACAGCTACAGAAGTAAAGGACTGGCTTACAGAGCAGAAGAATGATATCTTTAAGAAAGTAAGAAGAGGCTTAGAAATCAATCCTTATCTTTCAGAAGATGGATTAAAGAGCATGCTTAAAGGTGTGATCAGCAAACATAATGGAACCTATTTTGTAACTACAGGTTGGTTATACGGAGGATCATCTGCTTTAACAGCTGAGACTTTTAACACTGTATTCAAACCTAACTTGGCTATCATGGAAAAACTTGAATCAACTTTCCCTGATATCTTTTCTTTAAGAAGAACCAAAAACCCTAATACAGTTATTGTCAATATAAATCCAATAGTAAATATACAAGAAGAGCTTGAGGAAGAAGATGATACTAGACCACCATTAGCACAAAGCATGGATGTTTATAAAAGCCTAGTTGAAAAAAACAAAGGTTTAAAACCAAGTGTATTTATGGCTGGTAACTTTAAGTGGGCTTTAAATAAAAACAATCTTTATAATCTAATTGATGCTGATACTAACTTAACATTTATGAGGAATGTTGATTTAGAATCAGGAACCATTGTGCCTGAAATTGAAATGCCAGGTGAACCATTAGATGAAGCAAAAAGAGATAGACTGTTCAGATATATCATGAAGATGATAAAGGAACAAGGTATTGATAACTATCTTGCTGAAAAAGGTATTGATACTGCAGACATTTATGAAGATCTACTCTATGCTGAAACCCAAGAAGACTTAAATAAAATTACTGAAACTCTATTAAATACTTTGTGTTAAATGAAATGTCCTAATAAAAATACTAGAGAATGGAAGTGGTGCTATAATAAAGCACTAAGAACACCGGGATTAAATAGTGAAGCAGAGATTGAGGCTGAAGCTAAAAGAATTTGGGTAGAGGAAGGTTATGAGGAGAATGAGGATCTTAATGATTATTCTTCTGATAAACAATATGATGATGACTTCAATGAAATAAATGGAGAAAAGGTTGAAACTCCTGCACAGGATCTTGAAGGCTTGATGCAAAAAATCAAAATTTATTTGGCAAAAGAAATTGAGATTCTTAACAAGAAAAAAATCCAGAATCAAAAGTTTAAGCAAAAGAAATTAAAAGATCTACAAACAGCAATTGAAGTAGCTGACGGAGTAGAATCAATTGCAATCTTTATATCTGATGCATATAACAAAGCTAAGCAGGTAAAGAAGAGATTTGGTGCACTATTATCTAATAAAGGTAATATGGACTACAAAGATGTATTAAGAGAGCTTACAGCCATTAATGACTTTGTTAATGGTTACTCTATTCTAGATGAGATAGATTCTGCAGACATCATGGACTACTTTAATTTACCTGAAGAAGGTGCAGGTGTAGCTGGTCCAATGACTCCGCAGAAAATGCTTTCTGATGCAATCTCTATCCGTAATAAAGTTAAACTCAAAGTAATCAGTGAAGCAATCCCAATGCTCGCTAAATACTTAGTTGCATATAAATCAAAACTTCAAGACGCTACAATCATAGAAGAGATAGAGGCTATGAAGGCTGAGATAGAAGCTATTAGGAACAATCCTAAGATGAAAGATGCTCGCAAAGAAAAAGAAATCAAAAAGCTTCAGTCTAGACTAGACATGTTTGAAACATTTGACATTGATGAAGACTCAATGACAAAAATACTCAGACAAGCATATAAAGACGAAGGAGTAGTAGACTTCCTAATATCACCACTAATCACTTCGCCAGATGCAGCCTTAGCCTTATTTGCAAAATCAATCAAAAGTCAATTGGAATTTGCAAGGCAAAAAGACATTGAGGTAAGGGATGACTTGGTGGAAGCATTTTTAAAATACCGCCCAACTGCCCCAGCTTCTTCTGACAATACTGCAAAGTTTTATGATGGTATATATGAGGTAGTAGACATTCCTATATACGACACAGACGGCACGGTAAAAGAAACGCGCCAAGAAGTTCAGTTTGTACAGAAGTATGATGTCAACAGATTCAAGCAAGCAGAAAGAGAAATGTATAAAGCCTTAGGGGATTATCCTACTCCGGTAGGGGTAAGAGCAACTAAAGCTGAGAAAGCTAAAATTGATGCTTGGTTTGAAGCTAGAAACCAATGGCTTGAAGATAACACTGTACCAAAGTCAAGACAGGAAATTGAAAAAATAATCTCTGAGAAAAACAGAGATGTACAAAGAGGTATTATATCTCAGGATGAATTCAAAGAGTGGCAAAAGAAAAATGTACTCAAGGTAAAAGGAAGAATTGTATACGCAAGAGACCTGGCCCTCCCGGCTGACAAATATATCAGTAGCAAGTGGAAAGCAATGTATAACCAGAATGATGTTCCTATTAATGAAAAAGGTAGGTTCCATGAAAGGTTATTAAAAATTTACTTTGAGGCACAATCCAAGCTACCTGAGAGTCAACAGAAAGGTTACCGTGTACCATCAATAGAGAAGACCGACCTTGAAAGAATAATGCAGAATGGTATTAAAGATTTGGTTGTAAACAAAGCTAGTGAAGCAGTTAAGATGCAGAACTATGATATTGAATTTCAACTAGGAAGTATTTCTGAAGAGGACGTTAGATTCTTACCAATCTACTATACTCAGCCAATGGATGCTAAAACTGTTTCTTTAGACTTTACATCTTCTGTACTTGTATTTAGTGCTATGGCAAATAAATACGAAGCTCTTAATGAAGTTAATGCTGAGATCTCTATGATGAAAACAGTTATTGGAGCCCGTAAGGTTCCTGTAACTAATAGTAAAGGTCAAGCTGTACTTGATGCATTTGCAAACAAGATGGGTTATGAGGAGTATATACGCCAGAATGGTGAAGCATATTCTACTAAGCACTTAAATGAGTTTATCAATATGGTTGTCTATGGTGAGATGCAAAAAGCTGAAGAAATATTCGGAGGCTTATCTCTTACAAAGATTACCAATACAGCAATGTCAGTAGCTGCACTTACCACATTAGCGGCAGACTTACTTAAGGGTATTGCTAACAACTTCCAAGGTAATATTCAGTTAGCTATTGAAGCTGCCGGAGGTCAATTCTTTAATGGTAAGAATGTAAGAAGAGGTAAAGCTTTTGTTGCAAAAAATATTCCTGGAGTGTTAGGTGACTTTGGTAAACCTGCGCCAACAAGTTTGTTAGGCCAACTGGTTGAGCTTTATGACCCTATGCAAGGTAACTTTAAAGATGAGTATGGTAAGAAAGTTTCTATGAGTAGATTAAATAAACTCATGAGAACAGATACATTATTCTTTAACATGCACTTTGGGGAATATGAATTACAAGTTTCTACTATGTGTGCAATCTTAGATGCTACTAAAGTATTTGATGTTGCTAAGAACCAAGAGATCTCTTTACTTGAAGCATACAATGCATATGGTGCAAAGGATATTAGTACTAAGATTAAAATTGCTAAAACAGATAGTAATGGTCAAGTTGAGACTGATGAGAATGGTGAAATAATATATGTACCATTTAGTGAATCTTACCGCCAAGATATCCAAGCTAGACTTCACGGTATCAATAAATACCTGAATGGTGTCTATAATGACTTTGATAAAGGTACTATGCAAAAGTATTCTGTGGGTCGCCTAGCATTAATGTATAGAAAGCATGTTGTACCTGGTTACAAAAGAAGATTTAAAAGAGCTTCTATGGATCATGAAATTGGATCACCAACAGAAGGATACTACAGAACATTTGCTGACATGTTATTAAAAGACTTAAAGCAATACAAGTATAACATCATTAAGAACTGGTCAAGTTACACACCTTTCCAAAAAGCTCAGATTAGAAAGACACTTACTGAAATGGGTATTGTCCTTGGAGCTGCAACATTAGGATTTATTCTAACGCAAATTATAGTAGATCCAGATGATGATGAAAAAACTACACTGGAAGAAAGCTATGCATATAACTTTATGGTCTATGAGATCATTAGGATGAGATCAGAAACAGCTTCTTACATCAACCCAATTGATGCTATCCGTATCTTTAGGTCACCGTCAGCTATGACAAGTACTGTTGACCGTTTGATAAAGTTTATAAATCAAGTTATGCCTTGGAACATCACTGAAGAATATAAAAGAGAATCAGGTGTATGGGAAAAAGGAGATAATAAAGCTTGGGCAGCTTTCTTAAAACTTATGGGCTTCTCTGGTTATAACATGAAACCAGGAGAGGCAGTCAAAGCATTTGAATCAAGTTTCTTTAGATAAAAAAAGGGGAGTTAATACTCCCCTTCTTCTTTATTGATAAATTCTACTGCTTCATTAGCATCTTTGAACTTAATTATCTCAAATTTATTTTCATCAAAATTATATCTAACTACATATAATTTAGTGATTGCATTATGTAATACACACTTTTTGCATATAATACACATGCCTTTATTAGCTTTAACTTGATACTTTCTACGGTTAGGAGCATATTTAGATAAAGACTTTTCTATTTTACATTCAAAGCACTTCAGAGTTTCCATCTGCATCAATTAATGTTTTGATTCTTTTCTTACCCTTTCCTGCAATAGGAATAGGACTACCACCTTCATCAATATGTACAAATGTAATATTAGTCTTTAAAACTAATGTTTGTGAACCTGTATATACATTGTGAGATCTTGCTTCCATATAAAGAGTAACTGAAGTGTTACCAATTTTAACTGGATGACCATATATCTTTAGAAGCTGGCTTTCTTTTGCAGCCCGCTCAAAATTACATTGGTCTATACTTACTGTAACCATTCTCGGGGTATCACAAAGTTGCATAGCATAGCCAGCAGCAGCTGCATCTATCCATGCTAAGAGTTTACCACCAAAGAGATTACCATGAAAACCTAAATCAGATTTTTTAATTGGATGTGAATTTAAAAATGTCATACTTGATTGAAAAAGAAAATTTGAAACAGTCTTCCTGTTTCTCTATTATGTCCGAAATAATCATTACCAGAATGTATAAGACCACCATCAAAGATTACTAGTCTGTTAAATACATTCCCTACTGTGTCTTGTCTTTCAAATGGGGTAGGATCTAGAAATGTATCTTTAGAAAATACATTACCATTCTCACCGGCTGACCAATCAATTTGGTCATTATGAAATACTTTAGACTGCTTGTGTCTATAAAAGCTTGTACCACTTTGTGGCGGAGCATCTGGAGTTAAGAATAAAACTGCAGCCCATTGTTGAGCATCACAGTGAAACACCTGAGGAACACCACCTATACAAGATTGAAATCTACCATTAATACCAGTGTCATACCAACCATAACCATCATCAGTGTTATCTGCAATTTCAATTTGCATTATCTCTTCAAACTTTTCTTTAATCCCATCAAATAAAAACTGCATGCGGGTTCTTTCACCTACAGCTCCTTCTCCTGGAAAGTATGTTTGCATTAATGCATATTCTCTAACTGCTTTAGGATCTTCATAAAAGTTATCTACTACAAAGAATCTCTTGTTTGATTGTTGGTTGATTTTAAACATGGTTACTTAATTTCTATAAACTTACTAAGATCTGGTTTAAAATACCCAGGTCCTTTTAATATTTTACCGTCTTCACGGAGAACAGGCTTGCCATCATCTCCTAATTTGCTCATATTGCTGGCTTGTATTTCATTAAATACATCTTCTATGATATGTTGCATACCATGCTTAAGAATAGTCCCGCAGAGAATATATAATTGGTCACCTAATGCATCAGCAATTTCTACTAATGAGTTTTTAAAACATGCTTCTAAGTATTCATCATTCTCTTCTTTCATTAATGAGTGTCTAAGATTAAACTCATGTTCTGATAATGGTTGTGGCCATTTGCCATTTTCTTGCCCAAAGGCATTGTGGAATGTCTCCACCGCTTTAAGTTGTTCTTTCATAGATCAAATTTAAAAAAAAAGGGGCACATTTCTGTACCCCTTTAATTGATTATTGCCTTTTACTGATTAGAAAAAGCTTGGATCATCATCATCTTCATCTGAAAAATCAAAGTCAAAATCATTAGCTTCTTGAGGTAAACTATCAAGATTAGCATTGATAGGTTCTCCTTCTGAATTTTCAGTAGCTTCTAACAATTGAATATCTGCAAATGTAGGTGTTAAAGATTTAACTGGAGCATCTAATTCAACAGCTTCATCAATACTATCCATCCATTCATCTGTAGGCTCAGAGTCATGAGCTGCACATGGACTAATCATAACTGACATCTTGGTATCTTTATTGAGATCAATAGTATCAAATATTGGTGTCTCAAAAGTATTACCCATAGGATCAGTATAAATTACAGTATCATCACATTCCTTGTTTTCCTGTTCTACCTTGACTTCTTCTACTTCTGCTGTCTCAGCTTCTGCTTCTGCAATTTGAACCAAAAGATTAGTCTGATTCTCAGGTTGACCATAGTTAGTCAATAAAGGATCTGCAACTTTTTCTTCTTCATCATTAGCAGTTTCCGGTTGAATTGGAAGCGGTTTACCAAAGTTATTTACTGAAGAAATAAAATAGTGAAGAACTCTCTGATCCTCCATCCATGTTTTTGGGTGAGAAGATTGTAAAGCAGTAGTTACATAGTTGTAGAAAGCCCATAGACTACTAGAGTCTTCAAACACATGTGTTGGTTTATCCATCTGAGATCTTACAATACTAGCTTGCTCAGTTGTAAGTATCTGATACTCAGCAAATAAGATACCAAGAAGTTGAGCTTGTTTTCTCTTATTCATCTTGATCTCTTTCATTGCATTTTTATCATCTACTAATTGATCATAGTACATGTGTGCATTTGCAACTTGTTCTTTAATTGTAGCTATAGTTTCTTCATCTGCTGTACCAGTATGTTTTCTGGCCCAGCTACCCATGTCACCACAGACCATAGTGGTGCCTGTGTGGTTCACATATGCACCAACACCACACTTAAATCTTACTTGCTTATTGTAACTGTTTGTCCAAGCAAACATCATAGATAACTCAGGATCATTCTGATACTGAAGTTTATATATACCTTGTGCAATGTTACCATCTGCAGTAGCTCTATACTCTTCTAATGCAATTCCAAATCCTGCATTAGATAGTTCAGTTGCTACATAATCCATAACTGACTCATGGCTGATTACAGTATATGAATCTCCATGATCTGGTAGTGGCACACTGATCAAGTGCGCCTTGCTACATTCTTTAATTTTCTTTGGCATTTTAAAATAAACTTAGTTGGTTTGTACTTGGTTCAAGGTTCTCAATTTCCTTTCTTACTTTCTCTAAGTAATATTTAAGATTGATATCATAATCCTCAAACTTTTTTTCTTCATAATCAATCATAAGGGTTTGCATCCATTTGCCGGCTTCTACTTGTATAGCCCGCATGTCCTCATTGTTCTTCTTAACAATCTTACCACCACTATTAGATACATAATATCTGATAGTATGTTGTAGAGGAATGTCTTGATACTCTCCCTGGTGTACCTTGTGGAAATGAAATGACCAGTCTCCTTTAATCTTAACACCACCACAGTAATCAAATATATCTGTGTTAGCTTTCATAAAGTCTTCAGGGTCTATTTCATCTACAAAATATGCATGTAAAGCTTTAGGAATAATCAAAAAACTTTTGTTTTTATGCATGGCCAAATCTTTATACTCAAATCTGCCCTTGCACTTAGACTTACCATCTTCAGTAACTGCAATGTAATTATTTACATCACCGAGAACAATCTTACTATAAGTATCATGTTCTAACTGTAGATTAGTCATATCTTCCCATCTCTTACAAATCTCCATATACTTCTCTACATGTTGTCTTGGGATCATAGTCTCAAGACCATCTGTATTTTGCATTAGTGGAATTGCACCGGGAATCTCTTCACAGATCATCTCATATAGCATTGACAGACTCAGCTGACCATTAATAGTAATCCTCATTGTAAATTCAGGATCATATAGGAAGCTGTTCTCATCATTACTTAACCCATAGGTTGAGTTTAGAATAATCTTATATACATAATTCTTAGGGTCCTTCTTAGGAATCTTCTTTCTTTCTTCAAAGAACCATTCATACAGACTGCAGAATTCATCTTGTGGTAAATGTGCTGGAGCCCACTTGTTTCTAATAGCCAAATTAGGATAGAAACTAGTAACGTCAGACGTCATTATTACCATGTCCTCATCAGACTTATAAACTTTACTTCTTCTAGCACCATGAATACCACCAAGACCATAATCTGTCTTGACTCCTTTGTACTGTACAGAATACTTAAAGCCTCCTTTAGTCTGACCCGGAAAGATAACTACTTCCTTAAACTTCTTAAGAAGATTCTGGAATGTAGCTGTCTTGAATTCAATATAGGGTAGAATAATTTCATCTACCTTAATCATACTTCTATGGGTTCTCATTTGTCTGAGGTCCCATCTTTTAATACCAGTTTGTTCACTCAGGAACATCAGGAACAACTCCTTAGAAATTCTTGGCTCAGAAGCACTGAAGAGATTGATACCATATTCTTCTGTCAAGTTTCTACGTAACTCAATCTGGCTCTTGCTGAGCTGCATGATCTGTTTAGTAGACTTAACATCATTAATACAATATCTAATAACTTCTGGAATCTGATCTGCAGTGATTTTACTAGTATGATGAATAGGCATGTCCATTATGTTATGCCAGTCCATGGTATACTGAATCCACTTTAAAGAACTTCTCTTAGCATTATTATCCCAGTGATTTAGTTTAAAGACATCTACCTGGTTAATCTGAAGATCTCTTAAAGAAAACTCAAGAAACTCTTGACGGTTCTGTCTACCAATAATATCCTGAGCTTTACCATAAAGCCATTTAGCAATTGACTCTCCTGTGTTATGAATAACAGTGTCTCTATTTCTGAGAATGTACTCAGTAATCTGACTGTCAAATCCAAGACCATTAAAAGATACATGCCATTCTTCTCTTGCAATATTACCTTCCAAGAACTGTACTAACTCTAAGATATCATTCTGTGATTCATGTACTACAAAGATCTCTCTATGTTCAGACTTGATATCCTCAAATACAGCAATAAAGCAGTTGCTGAGGGTCTCATAGTCCATTACCCAATGTGTTCTACTCATCTCTTACTTTTTTAAATAAACCTTCATGAACTGGATCAAGTAACTTTGCGCTAGTTACTTGTAATTCAGTAACTCTTGGAGCTTTTGGTATACATGTGATACAATGATAGACTATTGAAAAATGTGTGGGCCCACAACATTCGCAGGCAATTGGATAGTGAAAGTAAGTTTTAACCAGATCATTTTGTTCAAAACAAACATGACATAACCCTCTACGTTGTTCAGCATCTCCCATATCAAAACAGTTTAGATATTGGATCATTGATACTGTCCCACTTAAGTTCTATACTTGTTGTTTTTGGTAAATACTTTTGTAGATCCATGGCATGAGCCTCACACATGTAAAATGTTTCCTTATGCCCACCTTTACAACAACTGCATTTAATAGTTGAGGAAACTTTTACAGTTTTAACTTTAAGATCCCAACAACCAAATCTGCTATCACATTTAACTCTATTCCAATCAGAATTATAAAATGATTTGGCTACTTTATATTTTACCATAATAAGAATGTTCAGTTAAGCTGTCCCCCCGTTACCGCATAAAAAAAGGTAAACTGTAGATTTACCCTTTTTTACTGTTTTTAACCCTTAAACAAATTCACATTATGAATTCATGAAGCTAATATAATCAAAGTCTTTATTAACTGCAAATAATTCAATTAACTTTTTGATAGCTTCTTTATCTTCAATGTAGAATTCTTGAAACACTTCAAGTTTGTGTCTCTCTTCTTTATGACCTTTAGCACCAGTAATTGGTTGACCATACTCATCTAATTTAGGAAGCATCTGTAAAGATGTTCTTTTAATTTTAGAGATGATAACAAAAACTTTAGTCTTTGGATCAAAAATACATTCTACATAAGGACATGATTCTGCAATAGGAATCATTCTAAATGTTTGGCTTTCTTGCCAAGTTGCTTGTACAAGCATCATTGTGTTTTCACTCATTTTGTTAGTTTTTTATTTTACAAAGATAATTTAGAATTATCAATAGTTTCCAAATTTGCAACTTCTAATGTTAACCTTTCTTTTTCAAGATTAGGTTTGTCACATAATTCTCCGACTTCTTCCAGTAAAGTTACAGAAACATTTAATATTTCCGCATACCTTTTAAAAAACTGTTTAGGAAACATGTAACTTGTTACGTATACATGATTTCCACTGTTTTTGTCAAAAAAGTTTACAATTTTGCGCTTTACTCCTTCACTTATTTTACTGTATTTACCAGTAATTAGTTTGTTCCAATCAGCTCCTAAATCAGAAAAATCAAATACACAGACACATTGAGAAGGATTTATTTTATTATAATCACATAGTCTATCATGTTTTAATAAAACATCCTTTTCAAATTCTGCAAATCCAAATTGTTCTGCATTATAAACACATATCAGTTTTTTATCCTCAGGAGAATACAAATCATTCCAAGCAAGATATGTCTCACTTGGAACAATTTGAGTACCCCTTTTAATGTCTAAGAGCGGATAAATAAAAATCTTAGACTTTTGAAAATACTTCTTATAAAGCGCATTAATTACCATAATCTACAGTGTTACATTACCTAAAGCTAATTCATATGGTAGTCTATATTCTCTGTTTTCATAGTGATATTTTAGTTTATCTTCTATGTCCTCAAAGTCAGCTAACCACATTTCTAATGTTTCTTTGCTTACCTGGTACGGGTACACTTGATTGTACTTATCAATTACTATAAATGTAATTACAATATTCCATTCAACAGCATCCGGAAGTACTTTAATAAAGTTATTCCAGGCAAGCTTGTGATAAATGGCAGCCTGAATCCAATACTTATAATAGCTTACAGACTCTGGAAAAGATGCAATGTCCTTACCTGTAGTCTTTAAGTCATTGATAAATAAGGTTTTAGAATCATAATCCATTACCACATTATCTAAGATTCCTTTATAACCAAACGGTAAATGCTCCTGATTAATACTAATCATATGCTCACTAAATGTTTTTATGTGAACATCATTAGGAGTTCTATCCAATTGTAAAAGTGATCTTACTGCTTGATTAGACTTTAGTTCTATCAAAGATTCTTTGCAGTTATTCAAAGTAACCTCATCAACTATAGTCTTATCTAGACTTTCTTTTAAGAAATTAAAGTAGGATTTGTTTTCATCAGTTAAAACTTTGTCAAGTCTTTGCTGATCTGTTTTAAGAGATTGATATAAGTTGGCTGTGAGTAGTTCTGTGAGTATCTCTTGAGAGTAATCATTCAAAGATAATGAATCATTCCCAACTGTACAATGGTACTTGAAAATATTATCAATAATCTTTCTTTGGCTATCCGTAGGATATTTGCCTGGCATGCTAATAAATTGTTTGTCATAGTTGTCTGGCTCAAATAAGAGACAGTGTAAGACACGCCCCGCAACCAGGTGCGCGTCTGTACTGTCTTCTCTCTGATTCAAAACATAATGACTGTAAAACATTCTAGGTGAAAACAATAGCTTATTAATGCTACTGTAACTAAACCAGAATGGTTTCTTGTAAAATAGTTCCAGTTCATCAGAACCAGTCAATGCCGGTAGACTCATTAGTTTGGTTTATTTGATTGTTATTTGTTACAGGTTCAATAACTAATTCTTCAGTTAATACTTCTGTCTCAGCTTCTACTTCATTAAAATTATTTTCCGGTCCCTCCGGTCCTTCTGGTCCTTCAAGACCCAAATCATTTAATTCTTCTAGAACTGGTGTACTTAAATCATCCTGGTTTATTTCTTCTACTTTTTCAGGAACCTCATTAACACCAATTGCAAAGTCTAAAAGTGGAGTCCTATCATCAAAGCTAATCTCTGCTCTATACTCAGACTGAATTACTTCTGCAACTTCTGGTGAAGGAATAATACTTGCAACGTTAAAAGTAGAACTTCTAGCAATGTTTGTAATAAACCAATCAAGTCTAGATTTTAAAAGAATATTTAACCAGTCTGTAGTAAGCAGATTAAGTGAAACTAATTTCTTAGAAACATCATCAGGATCTAAACAATCTACGTCTCTGACCCTGAGACCAAAGTAACTAACCATAGACTTGAAATTAACATGGTTCTTAGTATTACAGTCTGCAATCCTATGACCATATTCTTCAAGTAGCATCAATAAATATAATGCACTTTCTACATAGTTAGAGTTTGCCATAATCTCCATTGCCATGATATGATTGTCTTTGTCTGAGCTCTTAAACATCTCACGCAACTGAGTATATACCTCATTGGTAATTGTTACAGCATCATCTCCATTAATCATAGCAAGCAATTCAGACTCATCATAAACTGTTTTGTTTTGACAGTCATCAATTAACTCTTTCCACTCATCATGTATATAATAAAAGTGATGTGAACTCCCAGTGAAATTACTAGTAACTACATGATTATTTATACTAACTTTAGTGCTGTAATTAAAATATACTACATCAGATTCTGAAGATAACATAGCTGTGCGTAGATTATCTTTATAATAATCATCTACTGCTACTTTATTAAGATAATCTTCAATCTTAGCAATAGGTGCTGTATAATACCAACTACCGTTTAACACTCTACCTGGAGTAGCCTTACCTGTAATTATTACATTTGCTTTATCAGAATCTCTTACTACTTTAATTCCTTGATTAAGTGCTAGGTCTTTCAGTTTTGCTCTTGGGATATTAACACCCGGCATAAGATAAATTGTATCTCCTTGTGCAGGAGTATACCCTTTACTTATATTAAATAATTCAAATTTTGAAGGATCTTCAAGTACATATCTTACATCTACATTGAATACTTCATCTTCCTTATCAAAAAATACTGCTCTTGTCATAATTATAAAATAAAGGGGGCTGTTACACCCCCTTAGTTATTACTGAATTGCCATCTTAACTACGTTAGTATCTTGCATAAGCTTTGCAAACTTGACCTTGTTACCATTTACAATCTCTTTGACCATATAGTATCTCAAGTCATTTGTAAAGCCATCAAACTCTGTAGTTAGTTTAGCCAATCTGTCAATCATAGCTTGTGGAACTCCACCTTTGTCAGCAACAGTAAGTGCATAGTTAATAACACGTGTTGCAATGACACTGGATAAGTCCGCACGGAAATCATCACCTTGTCCTACTGAAGATAGAATAGCACCTTTTACATATGCTTCATCCTTAGTAAGGATATCTTCAGGAGAAATAATCTTATCTAGTTTATTATTAATAAACATAGTAAACATGCTAGAAAAGTCTGCACCAACAGAACCCTCACCAATCATTTGGATTAGTGGTAACTGCTCTTCAAACTTAGGAATAGAACTAATTGCATTGAAGAATGTAGTAATAGATCTTGGATTCACACGTTGAGTTACAAGCTCTGGGTGCATCAACATGAAGTTAATACATCTACCATCAATACCTGCACTCTCAGCCCACTTAGCCCATACGTTAGCATCATACTTCATCTCAACAGAAATAAATCTGGTCTTCTGAGCTACGTCAAGACTAGTTACATTATAGTCACCATTGTCTGGATTTGAAGTCAAGATAACATGCCAGTTCTTAGGAAGCTTCCATGATACATATTCTTGGCGGTCAAGAATCTCCATAGTAGCTTGCATAAATCTGTGGTCAGCACGAGTATAGTCATCCAAGATTAGGAAACCACCCTCACCTTTACCTTGAATCCACTCAGGAGCAGCATGAGACATTCTCTTATCTGCTACAGTATATCCTGCTTTAAGAGCACCACTTACTTGAGCTTCAGTAATCCACCTTTGTTTACCTTCTTGGTTCTTTACAAGAAATTCTTTAACAGGAAAACCAACAAGGTCACCTAACTCCTCAATCTGAGATAGATTAAGTTTTACAACATCCATTCCAAGCTCTTTGCCCAATTGTAAAATAGTTGAAGTCTTACCAAGACCAGCATCACCCTCAATATTGACAGCTACAGGAACTTTACCCTGAGCTTGGATGTGCTGATTATTTGTTACCATGTGTTTGATAAAACTCTTTAACTCTTCTGCATTCAATTGTACTGTGTTCATAATGTTTGTTTTTATAATTCTAATTTAATTACTTGACCTGGTAGGTCTTCATTCATGCCTGATCTTTCTGACAAGACCCAAAGTACTTTACCTCTTGGTCTTACAGATGTATAACATTCACCATCAGTGAAATATACCAAGCTTGTATATTTCTTTAGGTTTGCATTGTAATAATCTAGGACGGGATCAAATTCAGTCCCACCTCTTCCTAATACACTAATTTCATTTTTACCTCTATAAGGCTCAATAGACTTGATAGAAGTATCACACTGTACTACAGTAATATCTACTCCTACTTTATAGATATGATGAATCTCATTCATAAACTCAGCAAGCTCTGTATCACTTACTGAACCTGAAGTATCAATAGCAAGCAACATGTGCTGACGCATCTTAATCTTCAGACCTGGATTATCTTCATATCTACGGTTCTCTTTTCTTCTGATCTTCTTGGTAAATACTTTAGTACTTACTCCTGTAAATCTTCTGAGATAGCCTTTCCAATCAAACTTAGGTGCAGTAAATTCCTCAACTACAATAAGACCTTCAATCTCACCTGGCACATTACCACGTTTCTTTACTGTCTGTTCTTTTGCATCTTGTAGAATTTTCTGAACCTGCTTTTCAATTAGCTTTTTCTCAGCATCAGTCATGTCTTCAAACTCTTCCCATGTAGAATGATCTGGTATGTCTCCATTTGCTATATCATCAAGCAATTTGTCCATACCTTGATTACCTGTTGTACCATTCTTATCCTTCTCATCTTGAAGGCGGAGAAGCTGGTCATAGTAATATCTACAACCAGCTCTTTTATCTAGTTTAAGATCTTCATAATCTTCAATTCTGATACCTCCTTCTGGCAGCCAAGAGTCTTCAATATACTGATTAATTTCCATATCCATGGCAACATTTGCAAGTTTCTTGTTACTAAAAGAACTAAAACTTGTAAGATGTCCAAATGCAATATGGAGCAATTCATGTTTCAGTAAGCCCATTTTATGATCATCACTTAGACCAGTCCAGAATTTCTCATTGATGGCTAATTGATAATTAATATTCTGTTTGCTTACTCCTGCAGTTGGGAGATCTTTCCTCCAAACTTTATTCAACATAATGAGAAAGAACCCGTAATAGGGCTCTTTCAACATTAATTCTTTACTTGTTTTACTAAGACTCTGTGCTTTGTCCATCATCTCTTATTTTTACGTTGATGTCAACTTTATCCATTGGATACCCTATGCTTCCTAACATACTGGTTAAATCCCGGATGAAAAACTCCAGGAATGTTTCTATTACATGTTTAGCTGCTTTATTATTAGTAATAATACCAAGTACACGTGCAGATGATAATGCTATGGCTTCATCACCAATTACATCAGCAATTCTCTGTGCAGTTTTTGGAATTTCATGTTTCCATTTTGCAAATGGTTGTCCAGAAAATTTATACAATAATACTAGCTCATTATTATCAAGTGTACTATTCTCAATTGCATGAAATGCAACTACATGATTCTCAGTATCACTTGATTGAAACATGTTAATCAGATTCTTTAATTCATCTCTTGTCATTAGTCTTCAATTTTTAAAGTTTTAATAGCCCAGTCTTTAACTTCACCGGACGCAATCATATCTAACCATTCTTTTGCACTTGGAATATATCCATTACAATCTTCTTTCACATGCTGTTCACCAACATATCTTGTATATACAGTTTTGCCATCAGAGTTAGTAAATGATATACCAAATCTTTGCTCACATTCAAATATACCCTCACTATGGTGACGGAACATTCTATGTTTACTATGACCTACCCAAGATTTAGTTTCATCAAACCATTGGTGGATATATAAATAATCTACTGGAGCTCCTCCAAATTTTCTAGCTGAAGATACAGCATGTTGATACGGATGTGCCATTACAATGTCTTTTCAATTAAAGATCCTTCATGATAATAAGTTTCTACTTGAGTAATTCTAACATCATTGACAATGTTGTATTTACCTGATGGTATAAGAATACATACTGTACCATAACCTCCATCATTATTCCACCAATCTTCAATATCTTGGAGTAATTTGTCTTCAACAAAGTTTTCTATATCAGAATGAAGACCAGAATCTAGATCTCTAAGTTCCCATACATCTTTTCCCCAAACATCAATGTCATTTAAATCTTCAAATGCATCTTCTTCAGATTCTCTTAATTTTTCTGCAGTATAAACTATATTTTCAATAGCACCTGAATCACCAGAGCCTTCATAAGTTACTTTAATACCAGTTATCCCCAAGTCAGCTAATCTAACAAGGGTTCCAATCATATCTATTTCTTTCATACTATTTGATTTTGTAAAACCTGCCAAGAATATTGGCATTCAGATATTCTTCTTTTTCAAGCACTTCTCTTACAAATTGTGATTTAGTCTCATGATATGTTAACTCTGTCTTTGAGAAACATATCCTAACCATAAATCTCTTTATAGGAATTCCTGCTTTATGTGCATCCTGTAGCACTTTATTACTGCTGTAATAATTTTGATAATTAGTTTTGCTAACAAAAGTGTATTTAGATGCCCTTTTGTCTGTCATTGCTTCAATAGCTTTCTTTCCAAGTTTCTTTTTAACTGTAGAATAAAAGTTCTTCTTACCAATATAACGGACTGCTTTACCATCAATGATTGCTTCCATTTCATAAATGAAACCTACAGCACCATCTGGAATTTTGCTGTCATTAAATACTTCACCTTTGTATAACCAACTCATAACTTAACTTGATAGTGTATAGTGTGCAAATTTAGCTGTTACTTCCAGATTCTCAGCTTCTAATATCACACATTTAAGTTTTAACTCTTCAATTAAATGTATCAAATTGCCTTTCTCTTCTTCAAGCTCTTGAATTGTCATAGTAAGATCTACAACCATGCTTTGACAATTTTTTAGTTCAGTATACATTTCATCTACTTCAGTTTGTAAATCAATAAAGTAATCACGTGCAAAATCCATGTGACTCTCAAGACGATCTAAAGTTTTAGTTAAACTCATACAACTTGTTTTAGTAAGATTAATAATTGATCTCTCACAGGTTCAATACCATGATCTCTAACAGAGTCTGATAAATCCTTAGACATGTCAAGTACTACATGTGGAATATTATACTTGTCCTGATATCTCTGAGCAGCTTTCATGCCGGGCTCATCATTATCAAACAGTACAATAATCTTAGAATACTTCTCTCTAAGTTTATTTATAACAGATTCTCCAATCATTGTATTCTCACTGTCCGGAGCAATACATTCTATATTACCAATACCAAGCTTCTTGAAAGACATAAGGTCTTTAAGTGAAGAAACAATCAGTAAATACTTGGAATCATATTGCAATTGATCCATACCCTGTGTATAGTTCTGGATCTTAATGAACTTCTTCTCTGGGACTTTAGGCATATAAATCTTATACAGCTCACCATCTTCTCTAAAATAACCATAGACATATGGTCTTGCAAACTTATAAGATCTAAGACTACCATCAACGTCAGTCTTTTCCATAGTAAAGAATTCCAATGGGACAACATTGTATTTCTCCAGTATAGCTGAAGAAATCCTAAAACTCATCCAAAACTTAGAGTCTTGGGAATTCCAGTGTCTCATTTGGAAATCTGTTACTTTGAACTTATCATGAAATTGTATGGGCCCTCTTTCTGCAGGTGCATTATACTTTAGATACTCTTGGTAATCATTAAGTATTCTGTTAACTGCTTTGAATCTTGTGTCATAGTTAAATAAACATTTGACAAGTTCAATATTGTCACCTTGAAAGCCAGAAGAGAAATCTTTAAACTTATAGCAATCCCCATTGCGATAGATAAACATGCTAGGAACTTTGTCCTTTACATTAAATGCTGAGAGCATCTTTATATCTTGACCAATGAGTTTCTCTTTTAAGTTTAGATAGTATTCAAATACCCATTCTCTAGGTACGTCCTCTAAATCAGATACTAAGTTCTTTGTAGAAATCATAGCCAATAAAATAAAAGGGGGAGTTTCCTGAAATAGTTTGAAATCCTTGTTAAACAATAATTATAACTAACTCCCCCTAATTATCTAGGTAGTAGTTAGTCTAAACTAAAGTCTGAAGATGTTTTTGGTTTATGAAATACATCATCATCATCTCCAAAAGACTTAACTTCTTTAACTTCTAATTTTTTGAGATGCTTAGCCTCATCAAAAGAAATTACTGCACCAGCTTCAATAGCTCCAAATGCATATTTCTTTCCTTCTGCTTTTGGTAACCACATGTCATAGTTAGTATAACCCGTTTTACCTTCATACTCTTTACCAGCAACACAGAACTCAAGGAATTTACCTCTAAAGTCTGCAGTTTTATTGAATGCTTTAACAAAGTCTTCAATAGTTTCATGCTGACCATCTTGCTCAAGGAACCAAGAATCTAGTCCCATGGTATGTGCAAGAGTTCTTAAGAAGATCAAAATAGATCTATCTCTCTGAATTTTAATGCCAGATTTAGTTTCACCATCAGCAAATGCATATTGGCTTGCTTTTACTCTACCAATCTGACCTGCATAACGACCTTTACTTTCATCATCTTTATCAATCATAAAACCTTCAAAACCTTCAATAGGTTGAGTCTCTACATGCATCATTAAATGATATGCACCATCAATAAACTTGAATTCCTCAAGTTCAATACTGTTAATCTTTAATACATGATTACCTGGAGTAATTGTTTTTGGTAGTCCTGAGCCTGCTGTGCCCAAATCAGTTGTGCTTAATGCCATTTTGTTTTGTTTTTAATAATTAAATAAATACTTTATCCCAGTGAAACTCAAGTTCACCATTCTCATTCATCTCTGTAACTACAATCTCTTCATTTCTTAGATGTTCAGGTCTTGCACCACAAGTAACCTCTTCATTTGTCTTAAATGACAAAATAGTTTTGTTACCCTTTCTGTACATATAACCAATTGCGTCTGCATTAGCACAGATCAGAGACTTAATCTTACCAGTCAAATCTATATTTGCTGCAAGAACCATCTCTCCCTTGTCATCAACTTGCTTGTCCTTAATGTGACCAGACAAAATAATGTGGGGAGCTAATGTATCAATAAAATCTAAAACTTGAAAGAAAGCTTGTCTTAAATATAGATAACCTGCACCATTTGCTAGAGACAATACATTGTCACCATCATAGTTTTTACCCATGCTAGTTTGTTTGTAAAGTTTGATAGCTAAAGGCATTACCATATCCTCTAATGCAGTTACAGTATCTATAGTAAGATACTTATATGGGTTACCAGCAGCTTTAATAGCTTTACCAGCATCAAGTAACTCTTGCAAGCTTGTAATCTTTACTTTAAGAGCTTCTACATAATCAGCACCATTCTCTAAATCCAGAATCAAATTGTTATCTAGACCAGCAAATGCTGTAGTTTTACCTGTCTTAGGCTTTGAATAGATAATTAATCTCTTTGGATTAACTCTTTCAGCCTTTACTTTGGAAGTTGGAAGTACTATACTCATTACTTTAATGTTTGGGCTAATTTTTCAAAATCCTTAGCTATTCTCATAAGAATATCAGAAGCTGATTCTTCAGCATCTAAACTTACATCTTTAAGCTTTGGAATGAATTCATCTTCAAAATCTGGAAATACAGACAAACTTACTTGCTCTTTAGGAGCTTCAGCTTTTCTCTTCTCATAAAGATTTTGAGTAATCTCAGAACCGTCAGGCATAATTACCATTAACTCAGACAATGGAATTGTATAAGCAAAATAGTTTTCTCCCATAGAGTTTGTACCTTCTTTTACATCATACTCTTCTGCAAAATAAGGATTGTGTTTGTACTTAAAGAGTGGTCTATCTTCAAATGCAGGTTCCATACCTGTTTCTTTACCATTATTATCTCTAATAATGTCAATGAACTCAATGTAGATATCTTCTCCTCTCTTTAATTCACCTTCAAATAACTGAACTTGCCTACCAAACTTACCTTTCTGAAAGAAAGCAGTTTTAATAGTAAAGAAAGGGTCAGCTATTTGAGCTTTACGGAATTTGTCCATGTGATGGGCAAAGAATTCCTTTTCTTTTTCTTTTCTACTCATACTTAAATTTTAATTGTTTTACTTGCTTGTGCTTGTGTTGCTATTTCAATTATTCTCATGGAGTTTCTATCTAGCTTAAAGAAGCTCAATCTTGTGGTGCCATTTCTGGACTTCAAGAAGTGGAAGGCTAAAGTGTCTTCATCACTAATTATAAATCTCTCTGGACCATATTGTCTAATCTTTCTGATAGAAGGTTTATTAATACCTAAAACTACATCAGCATGTTGCAATAAAGCATCTGCTCCAAATAAATCAGAATCTAATACATAATTACCATAGTCACCATCTTTAGATCTATCTGGGTTATCTATATTCCGGTTCAACTGACTTAAAATAAGAAACGCCACAGGATAATGTTTCTTCATATATGTCATGGCTTCACCAAGAGCATATAATACTTCAAACTTATCCTTCTGACCTTTACCTACTTTAAATAAAGCTGAGTGGTCAATAGTAACCAGAGTATTTGTGTAGTTACCCTCTTCATCTTTGTGAGCTTCCATATAATAATGTATAGTTGCACACATTTCATCTACAGTACACGGATCATATACTACATCAATGACATCATTTCTTGCACTATCTTCATAGTACTGGACACATCTCAGATATAGATCCTTATCTACCGGTTCACCTTTGGACATTAGTGTATTGTAATCAGAACCTGTATTCAGACTCAGCTTTCTGATACCATTGGTCTCATCAAGCATCTCAAACTGGAACTTAAGCACTCTAAATTTATGGTCTTGGTTCTCCTCAATAATATCAGAGATTAACTGTTCCATAAATAAAGTTTTACCTGTCCCAGGCCTAGCACCTACTACGGTGATAGTTCTCCATTCCAATCCATCACAGAAGGCATCATTAAATTTGGGCCATGAGCTTTTAAGTGATTTTAACTCACCAGATCTTCTAGCCTTCATCTTAAGAAGGGCTTTTCTAAGAGCGTCTCTTTCACTCACAGGCTTCAGAGCCCGGGCACCGTTAAATAAATCTGCCATACACTTGGATTAAGTTGTTAACTTACTTTTTACATCATTATAGATGTAGTGAGATAAACCCACTATAAACTCTATTGCTAAAAACTGTACAAAGTTCATCTTTACAAGTAAAGTATAAACTAACAGCCAGGAAACAAGACTTCCTGTTAATGCAACAAAGAATAATTTAAGTCTAATCATACTATGTTCTCTTTAAAGTAATTTGGTTCTTCATAATCATCTGCATCAATCATATCACAATAAGTTGCTAGTGTAGAATCCCAGGTTTTATCTGTATTCTGTTTTCTAACAAAGTATTGAGAGTTACGCATGTAGTTGTATCTATTCATAGAATACTCATCTACATATTTCTCTGTTGCTTTTAGTACAGTTTCCCAAGAATATGTAAAATTCTCAAAGAACCATCTAAAAGCATTCTCAAGACCTTTAATATTTACTCTTGCCGGCACACCACTTGGTAACTTACCTTTTGGAAAGATTTCATTATAAAGCTTAAGATTGTCTTGGAAGCTATCTCCCATTAGATCTTTTGATGTTTTCTTCTTAGATTTCTTAAAGAAGCCATCAATTTCCTGTATAAATTTAAGGCTATTCCCTGACAATTCCAAGGATTCTGTAAGGTAATTACCTGATAATAATTTGGCTACTTCAAGAGATGTATTGACAGATTTATCAGGAACAATCTTATTGTGCATGCAATATAAAACATAAAACATGTTAGGTGTTAAGCCCATCTGACTTATCTTAAAAAAGATTTCTCCCATTACCAAATGATTTTATAGTTATATAAATGCTGTACAGTATCCCGAACTTCTCCAAAGACACCTTTAGAATCCCATTTGCTACCATTGTAAGCAGCACTTGCAGGATGTGAGACCATAAATTTAGTACAATTTTCTCCACACATGTCTGCCCATTCTTGAGATTTTTTACCCATGTATACATATACAAGTCCTGGATGAAAGTTTTTAAGGTAATCAAACACATATGCTACAAATGGAGCCCATATTTCATAGTGCTGACCAATCTTACCAACTTCAGTTGTCAGAGCTGTATTAAGCATAAGTATACCCTGTCGGGACCATTTTGATAGGTCTAAGGGTCTTTTATACCCTTCCGGGTATAATTTTTCAACTTCATCAAGAATGAATCTTAGAGAAGGTTGTTCTTTCTCAGACTTACCGCAACTAAATGCAATACCATCTGCTACACCTAATGTAGGATAAGGGTCTTGTCCAACCATTACAACTTTTAATTCGTCATAAGGACACTCCTCAAATGCTCTAAACACATCTTTAAGAACTGGAGTAAATCTTTTACCTCCATTAGAAAGATTGTAAAGATCAGTCAAGATCTTCTCAAACTCTAAACTAAATATAAAAGGTTTAAGAACTCTACCCCAACCACTAGGTTCAAGTTTATTAAATATTTTTTGTTTATACTCTTCAATGTCTATTATATTAGTCATAATCATGTATATTTGTTAAAAAAGTATAATATAATGGCTGTTAAAGTAAAAGAAATCAAATCTGATGCAACTATAAGTATCAATGTAAATAAGAATTATTACATGATGGCTAAAGCTCTATCATTTTATCTATTTCAACAAATAGGTGAAAAACAAGATGATGAGTACTTTAAAGAAATCATGAATAAATCTTATGCTGATTTAGATGATCTTCAAAGATCTTTTTATACTGTTGCGTTGTTACTTGCAGAAATTGAAACACAAGCCAAAGCCACTGACCAATATGAAGAAAAAGAAATTCTTCAACCTGGTGATGAAGGTTATGTTGAACCTAAGCAAGATTAAGATTAAAGTCTCTTCCTATTTCTACACAAGACTCTATTGCTAGAGCTAATTCTGTTTTACTACAGTCAGCAAAAGATTTACAAATCTCTGCACCTTCTGCATCATAACAAAGACCCGCATGGGTCTTAATAATCCTTTTCATTTCATCAAAAGTATAGCCAGATTCTTGTGCTAATGCTCTTATGCATGCATGCACTTTAGCAATCTGAGCTAATGAGGCATTGTCAGAAGTTAAGCCCATAAAGACCTCAACTTGCTGTCCATCAGCTAGTTTATCAATGAAAATCTGAAAATTTAATTTGGATTTATCATCAGGATAAACTAACTTACCTCCACGTTTCACTAATTTAGTAGTAAACATAAGCTGATTTTTTTGTATATTATTAATAGATATGGAAAGAATTCCCGGAAATCAAGCTACAATAAGTAAAGATACTGAAATAGTACTGAGTTACCTAGAAAGGTTTCCAGAAGCTCCTTCAAAAACTTTAGCTAAAAAAATCTATTCTGAAAATCCTGCTCTTAGTTCTCTTGAATCTGTCTATGGTAAAGTTAGATACTATAGAGGTCAATACGGTAAAGAACACAGAAAGCATTTACAGAATAGACAATTCCAAAAAGAACTTAAAGTTGAAATAAGTATGAAAGAAAAATTTCTCCCAGAGTCTTATGCAACCAAGCGTGATACTTTTATATTTCCATCAGGTTGCAACTCAGTAGGAGTTATTGGTGACCTTCATATACCATACCAAGATAATGATGCTATAGAAGCAGCATTTGATGAGATGGAAAAACAAAACATAGAGTCCCTGTTTATTAACGGTGACATGTTAGACTTCTATCAGCTCTCTTTTCATGAGAAAGACCCAAGAATGGTTCACTTTAAGCAAGAACTTGAAGCAGGTAGACAATTCTTAGATTACTGCAGATCCAGATTCCCTGGTATTCCTATTTACTTTATCCCAGGTAACCATGAGAATAGATTTGAAAGATACCTTAGAGTTAAGGCATCAGAACTATTAGACATGGATGAGTTCAGACTAGATGTACTTTTACATGTAGCTGAATATGGTGTACAGTATATTCCTTTCAGATCTAAAGTTGTCTTTGGTGACTTTCTTATAGAGCATGGAGATAAAATCCCTGGTGCAGGTGGTGTAGTACCAGCCCGCACTGCTCTAATGAGATTAAAAACAAACTGTCTTATAAATCACTTTCACAAAACAAGTTCTAGCTCACAGAGAGTGTATGGTCCTGAAGACTCTACAACTATCCGTGGCTATAGTCTTGGTTGCTTATGTGAACTTACTCCAGAATATTTAGAAATAAATGAATGGAATCATGGATTTGCTATTCTAAAAAGAAATGGTAACTTAGTACAAGTTCACAATTACAAAATAGAAGGTAACCAAATAGTCTAATGTTTCTACCAATTGAATTCAAAGATGAGCAGGGCCCATATATTGAGCATCTGAATGTTACTCACATAACAAGAATATCTTTTATTAATCCAAGAAATCCAGATGCTGGTAGTAAAATACATCTCCGTACAGGAGAAGTATTAAAGACTACTATGCCTTTTGATCTGCTATCTAAAGAAATAGATGAAGCTTGGGAATCAGGTTCTATTCTTATTCTATCTGCAATGTTATCTGAGAAAGCTAAACTCATGAAACAAAGTGACCTACAGAATGAAGGAATTGAAGAACTTGATCCTTTGTCTGAAGCTTAAATTGATCAGGCCAATCCAGATTATATACATACCAATCTTCATTTTCTACTCTATCATTGTCTACTGAGATCAAAGTAAGATTGTTAAATATGTCAAAAGTATAATAATAATAATCATACCCATTTTGACTCTCTAAGTTGTTGACTTCTACCTTATTAAAGCCTAAGTCTGTTAATTCATTTTCCGTCATTTGTTAATTCTTTTGCAATTGTCCTAGCAATATATGGTGAACACTTGTACTTTACTCTTATATAATCGGCAACAGCCTTAGGAATCATATCTTTTAGATTCTTGTTAGTTGCTTTCATTTCAGTAATAATGTGTTCTTTAATTAAATTAGCCATTAGCTGGTGACATTGTTTTCATAAATACTTCATGATTAAGAATCTCATGTGGATAATCTTTAGCAATCTTTGCATAGGTTTTATTCACTTTACTGTACTCACCATGTTCCTGGACTCTTAGATCTCTAAAGCTTTTAATTGATAGAGTAACCATGTGCAGGTTCTCTTCATCTGAAGATTCTAACATTGCAATCATGTTCTTTATCTCAGTATCATTAATGTAGCCCATTCTCTTTAGCAGTTGTAATTCTGCCATATATACAAAAGGACGGAATGTCCCTACTTTACTACCTTTATGGTACATATACCATAGATAATTTAAGTTTCTATCTACAGAATCTGTTAATTCATAATGTTCTTTTGCAATCTGTGCTGACAGTGCCAGCATCTCATCCATTATTTTCTTTTCCATTTTTCTATCAAAATATATAACGAATTGTGTTCCAAGGAAGGAATCTGTCATGAAGTTCTGTAAACTGTCTAATATAGTCTTGCTTTCTTCTGTGTTCATACCTAATATTAGTTCCTCCATACTGGGAAATTTTCTGCTCCTGGATTTTAGGGGTATATAAAAATTCTTCACCGGGTAATTTATTTGCTAGGTTATACCAATGCTTTTCTTCATTATGAGTTAAAAAGATTACCTCAGCTTTAACTCTTGTAAGGTCCCAACCATGACTTTTTGCCATAAAAGCAACACTTTTAAATAAACCTTCATAATGTTTTAACCAATTGTCATGTACAATAACAGGACTAAAGTTTAAGTGCACATCATAACCAGCATTTAAAAACTGGGGTATAGCCATAAGTCTTTCAATAATACTACTTGTATTAGGTTCAAGACGTTGTTGTAACTCATAAGGCATTAGACTAAATCTAATTCTAATTTTACCTTCAGGACTAAAGGTTAATAACTCTTTATTTACATACTTGGTAGCAAATGAACCCATAGCAAGAGGATGATCTCTAAAAAACTTAAAGATTGTTTTCCAATCATGATACTTAGCATGTAGAGCAAAGTCCTCATTACAACTGATATCATATGTAATATAATCTCCAGTCTGATTTGGCTTCTCTACATCTGCAAAGAATGCATGGGAATTGATTTCTGTCAGGATATCCATAGTATTCTTAGCTACAGTTAATCCTTCCGGCTTATGTCTCTTCATATAACAGTAAGTACAGTTATACA